CTCGTCAGAAGGAACGACCGGCGAACTTGGAGTTAACATCGATCCATTTGAATCAGAAGCTCTCGGTTCAGGAACAGCGCACTCAATTGTTCAACCCTATGTTGTCTTCATGAAGATCATCAAAGCTCTGTAACAAAGTTTGGTTTGAAAGTGTCAAAATGGAAGTACTTTTGCAAAGATTGGAGCCGACATGATGTCATTCGAATCGACCGGCTCATTTCAAAAGCTTGAGAAGTTTCTAAGGCAAATGTCCCGAGGGGAATTGTTTGACACTTTAGACAAGTATGGAGCGATCGGAGTGGATGCACTTGCATCAGCCACGCCAGTTGATAGTGGATTAACTGCTAATTCGTGGGCGTATAAAATTGTGAAGCAACGAGGTACCTATTCTATCGAATGGTACAACACCAACGTAGTTAGCGGTATCCCGGTTGCCATTCTCATTCAGTATGGACACGGAACTGGAACTGGAGGCTGGGTTGCTGGTAGAGATTACATTAATCCGGCAATTCAACCAGTGTTTGATGCAATGACCGACGAGCTTTGGGAGAAGGTGAAGAATGGCTAGCGTAGACGATCGCGTTGTAGCGATGAAATTTGATAACAATGCGTTTGAACAAAAGATCGCAGCAACTCTCGCAAGTCTTGATAAGTTGAAGGCTAGTCTTGACTTCTCTAACGCAAAGCGCAACATCCAAGATCTAAGCGCAGCTAGTAATGCGTTTAGTCTTGCTGGAATGGCTAGTGCAGTTGATGGTCTTAGTAGTAAATTCTCAGCAATGGGTGCTGTGGCTTTCAGCGTGATCAACAGCATTGTTACTAAGGTTGTCGACGCCGGAATTCGAATGGCAAAAGCATTGTCTTTGGATCAAACTATTGCTGGTTTCAAAGAGTACGAAACCAACATGAATGCTATTCAAACTGTTATGGCGAACACGAAGTCTGACGGAACTACGTTGAACGATGTGAACGCAGCTCTTAACACGTTGAATGAATATTCAGACAAGACGATTTACAACTTCGGTGAGATGGCAAGAAACATTGGTACCTTCACTGCAGCTGGCGTTGATTTGGATACGTCAGTGTCTGCGATCAAGGGTATTGCAAACCTTGCAGCAATCTCTGGTTCAAACTCTCAGCAAGCCTCTACGGCTATGTATCAGTTGTCACAGGCTCTCGCTTCCGGAACTGTCAAGTTGATGGACTGGAACTCGATTGTTAATGCTGGTATGGGTGGCGAGGTTTTCCAGAAAGCATTGTTCGAAACCGGTAAGACGCTCGGAACTATCAAAGATGTTCCTATCGATCAGACCTTTGAGCAGTGGACTGATGCTGGAAACACGTTTCGTGGATCGCTTGAAGACGGATGGCTTACAGCTGATGTTCTGACGAACACGCTCGAGGGTTTCACTGGAGACCTTACTGATGCGCAGCTCAAGGCTATGGGTTACAACGACATGCAGATCAAGCAGATCCAGGAAATGGGTCAAGTTGGTAAGGAAGCTGCGACTAAGGTCAAGACTCTTACCCAGCTTATCAGCACAGTCAAGGAAAGTATTGGCTCTGGTTGGTCGGCATCTTTCCGAATCATATTTGGTGACTTCGAAGAAGCAAAAACGCTCTTCACTGATGTCAGCAATGCGATGGGAAAGATGGTTGGCGCTTCTGCTGATGCTCGAAATGGTTTGCTTCAAGATTGGAAAGATCTTGGTGGTCGAACTCGTTTGATTGATGGTTTGAAGCTTGCCTTCGAAGGTGTTGCTTCAGTTCTTAAGCCGATCAAAGAAGCTTTCAGAAGTATATTCCCGCCAAAGACGGGTATGGATCTTCTAAACATGACACAGACCTTCCATAAGTTTGCGCAAAGCCTTACAATTTCTGAAGGTGCCGCTGCTGCAGTAAAGAATATTTTCAAGGGTGTATTTGGTGTGCTCAGCATTGGCTGGGCAGTAGTCAAAGGCATTTTTGGCATATTTTCGGATCTGTTTGGAATGTTTAGTGCCACTACTACAGGTGGCGGTGGAGTTCTTGGTTGGCTCGGCGATCTTGGATACAAAATCAATATTTTGGCTAAGACGTTGGTCGACAGCGGAAAGATGGCTGAATTCTTCAAGAATCTCAGTGGTAAGATTCAAGATTTCGTTTCCATGGTACTTCCTTTGCTTAATGAATTCAAAGACAAAGTTAAAGAGGTCATTGAGTTCTTTATCGGAGGCTTTAGCGGAGAATTTACGAATGAGGGTTCCGGTATTTTGCTCTTCGCAAACAAGTTGGGTATGGCTTTTGGTAAAGTAAAGGATTTCCTTACTGGATTATTCGACGGAAGTGAATCTGAAGGAGCGGGAATCTTTTCTGCAGCTTTGGATCGTCTTAGCGAACGATTCGGATTCCTTAGTGGTCTTGGAACCGTGCTGCATGGTGTTTGGGAAGGTCTTAAGACCGGTCTTCATGCTCTTGGTGAGGCTATTGGAGTAGCTGGAGACTTCATTAAAGAGAAGTTTGCTGGTGTCCCGCAAGCCATCGCTGATGCGTTCGCTGATACTGACTATAACCAAGCACTCGATACTGTCAACACCGGTCTGTTTGCTGGATTGGTTCTTCTTGTAAAGAAGTTCCTAGACAATGGATTTGATTTCGGTAATACAGGAATCATGAAGAACATCAGTAAGTCGTTTGAGACACTTACCGGTACTCTTCAAACCATGCAGACCAACCTCAAAGCGGATATTCTGCTTAAGATTGCTGGTGCATTGGCCATTCTTACTGCGTCACTCGTAGTATTGTCTCTCATGGATTCTGTTGCATTGACTAAGGCAATGGCAGCTATGGCTATTGGTTTTGGTCAACTCGTTACAGCTATGGCACTTCTCAATAAGGTTGTCACTGGACCAAAGGATGCTGCGAAGCTTGCTATTGTTGCTACTGGTCTTATTCTTCTTGCCGGGGCAATGCTGCTATTCAGTTTTGCAGTAAAGAGTCTTGCTGAGATGGATGTTGCCGAAATGGCAAAGGGTATGGGGGGTGTTGTAGCGCTTCTTATTATTCTGACACAGGTCGTGGAACCTCTCTCAAAGAATAGCAGTGGAATGGTTACCGCTGGTGTTGGTATGATTGCAATCGCTATTGCACTTAATATCATGGCCCTGGCGTTGAAGTCATTCGCTGAAATGAATTGGGAAGAGATGCTTCAAGGGCTTGTCGGTGTAGCCGGAAGTCTTCTTATTGTCACAACCGCTATGCGAAAGATGCCTGCCGGTAAAACACTCGTCCTTCAGGGCGTTGGTCTTATGGCAGTTGCTGTCGCATTGAACATTATGGCACTTGCACTTAAGTCGTTCGCCGAGATGGACTGGGCCGAAATGGGTAAGGGTCTGGTTGGTGTTGCTGGTGTGCTACTTGTTTTGACTGTTGCTATGCGAAAGATGCCAAACGGCGCAAGTCTTGCTCTGCAAGGAGTCGGTTTGTTGGCAATTGGTATCGGTCTAATTGCAATTTCTATGGCCATGAAGAATATTGGAAACCTGTCTTGGGGTGAAATCGCTAAGGGCTTGGTTGGGATTGCAGGAGTACTTATCATTCTTGCAGTAGCAGCTAATGCAATGGAAGATGCTATTCCAGGGGCAATTGCTATCGGCATTATGTCTGTAGCGTTGCTTATTTTGGTTGATGTTGTGCAAGAGTTTGCAGACATTGGCTGGGGTGACCTTATCAAGGGTCTTATTGGATTGGCAGCGACATTTGCCGTTCTTGGCGCCGCAGGATATTTGTTGGAAGGTGCGGTTCCTGGTCTACTTGGACTTGGTGCAGCGCTTATTCTAGTAGGCGCAGGTTTTGCTCTATTCGGACTTGGCGCTTCGCTTGTCGCAACTGCATTTGCTGTTATTGCTACAGCTGGAACACAAGGAATTGCAACACTCGCTTCTGCTTTGGAAATGCTGATCGAACATCTACCGGCGCTTATTGCTGCTTTGGCTGATGGGCTTATTCAATTGGCGCAAAAGGTCGTCGAAGCTTTGCCTGGAATTATTGAAAATCTTAGTGAAGTTATTGGCGCTCTTATTCAACTGGTTATTGACAACATTCCTAAACTGGTCGAAGCATTTGTACTCTTCATTAAGAGTGGTCTGCAAGCTATTCGAGATTT